TGAGCCGGGTTGACCAAGCCAAGACCCTGTTCGGCGTCGGCTCCATGCTGGCCCGCATGCACGAGATTTATCGTGCAAACGACAGCTTCGGTGAAGTCTGGTGCATCGCGCTCGAAGACGCCGCCGCCGGTGTCGCCGCATCGGGCAGCATCGCCGTCGTCGGCACCGCAAGCGCCGCCGGCACCATCAACCTGTACATCGGCGGCCAGCGCGTGCAGGTCGCCGTCGCATCGGGTGACACCAACGCCGCGATCGCCACCGCCATCGCTGCCGCGATCACGGCCGCCGTCGACGTGCCCGTGACCGCCAGCGCAGCGACTGGCACCGTCACGCTCACGGCGCGCCACAAAGGCAGCCTCGGCAACGACATCAAGCTGCAGACCAACTACTACGGCAACCTCGGCGGCGAGTCGACTCCTGCCGGCATCACCCTCACCATCACCGCGATGGCGAGCGGCGCGACCGACCCCGCGCTCACCGCGGCGATCACTGCAATGGGCGACGAGGAATACGACTTCATCGTCCACCCGTACACCGACGCCACCAGCCTCAACGCGCTGCAAACCGAGATGAACGACGTCACCGGCCGCTGGGCCTGGTCGCGCCAGGTCTACGGCCACGCCTACGCAGCCAAGCGCGGCACCCTGTCTGACCTCACCACGCTCGGGCTATCGCGCAACGATCCGCACCACACCATTGCCGGCTTCGAAGCCGGCGTGCCAAACCCGTGCTGGGAATTCGCCGCTGCCTACGGCGCGCGCAACGCGAAGTTCATCGGCATTGACCCGGCGCGGCCGACCCAGACCGGCGAGCTGATCGGCATTCTGCCCGCTCCCGCAGGCAGTCGCTTCCTGTTGTCCGAGCGGCAGACCCTGCTGACCAGCGGCATCGCCAGCAGCTACGTCGGCGGAGGCCTGGTGCGCATCGAGCGCGCCATCACCACGTATCAGAAAAACGCCTTCAACCAGGCCGACCCGAGCTACCTAGATTCCGAGACCCTGCACACCTCGGCCTACGTCATCCGCAAGCTGCGCTACGTCGTCACGCAAAAATACGCCCGCCACAAGCTGGCCGACGACGGCACCCGCTTCGGCGCGGGCCAGGCCATCGTCACCCCCAACGTCGTGCGCGGGGAGATGCTGGGCGCGTACGCCGAGATGGAAGAGCTCGGCATCGTCGAAAACGCCAAGGCTTTCGCCGAGAACCTCATCGTCGAGCGCGACGCGACCAATCCCAACCGCATGAACGTGCTGTACCCCGCGGACTACGTGAATCAGCTTCGCGTGTTCGCCCTGCTGCAGCAGTTCCGTCTGCAATACGCCTGATAGGAGACCCACACCATGGCAAAGCGAGTCGCAGGTATCTGCTACATCAAAGTCGACGGCGAGCAGCTCGAGGTCGATGGGGGCGTCGAGTGCCCGCTCACCGACCTGGCGCGCGAGGAGGTCATGGGCCTCTCCGGCGTCGCCGGCTACAAGGAAACGGCGCTGGCGCCGTACGTCAAACTGTCGGCCATCTTCGTGGCTGACTTCCCGGTCACCAAGCTGCGCGACGGCACCGACATGACCGTCACCGCCGAGCTCGCCAACGGCAAGGTCTACACCCTGTCCGGCGCGTGGCTCAACGGCGAGTCGGCCGTCAAGGGCGATGAAGGCAAGATCGATCTCGAGTTCAAGGGCACGAAGGGCGCGTGGCAATGAGCGCGCCGATCGAGCATCAACTCGCCGCGCCGATTCAGGCGCACGGCGCCGAGGTCGACACGCTCACGTTGCGCCGGCCGACCGGCCGCGACGTGCGCGAGCTCGGTTTCCCCTACAAGCTCGGCAGCGATGAGTCGGTGGTGCTGGCGACCGAGGTGATCGCCAAGTACATCTCCCGCCTCGCCGGTATCCCGCTGTCGTCGGTCGACCAGATGGCGCCGTCCGACATCAACGACCTCGGCTGGGTCATCGCCGGTTTTTTTCTGAACTCGGCGCGCGCAGCGGCGACGAGCTGACCGAGCGGATCTACGACCTTGCGCACTTCTGGAAAACCAGCCCGGCCGAACTGTTCGCGCTCGATCTGGATTTTCTGCACGAACACGAGCGGCACGCCCGCCGCATTCTGGACGCGATGAACGATGGCGAAGGAATTTGAACTCAAGGCGCTGATCCTGGGCGTCGACAAGCTGTCGCCCATGCTCGGCAAGCTGAACAAGAACGTGCGCGGCTGGCGGCGGCAGATGAAGCAGGCGAGCGAAGGCGCGCTGGTTTCGGCCGCCGCGCTCGCTGCCGGCCTCGCCGTTCCGGCCACCGCGTTCGCCAACGCCGAAGACGCCGCCATCGGGCTCAAGGTCGCCATGATGGGAATCGGCGGCAACGTCGGTCCAGAGTTCGACAAGATCAGCGCGCTCGCCGAGCGGCTCGGCAACAAGCTGCCCGGTGACACCGCCGGATTTCAGAACATGATGACCATGCTCGTGCGCCAGGGCATCTCGGCCAAGGCCATTCTCGGCGGCATGGGCGAAGCCACCGCGTACCTATCTGTGCAGCTGAAGAAAACGCCCGAGGACGCCGCCGAATTCGCCGCCAAGCTGCAGGACGCCACCCGCACCGCCGAAGGCGACATGATGGGGCTGATGGACGTCATCCAGCGCGCCTTCTACCTCGGCGTCGACGACGGCAACATGCTCGCCGCGTTCACCAAGCTCGGCCCCGCCATGGACATGGTCCGGCAGAAAGGGCTGGCCGGAGCGCAGGCGTTCGCGCCGCTGGTGGTGATGATGGATCAGGCCGGCATGTCCGGCGAGGCGAGCGGCAACGCCATCCGCAAGATGTTCCAGTCAGGCTTCGACACCAAGAAGCTCGGCAAGGCCAACGGCATGCTCGAAGACCTCGGCTTGCGGCTCGACTTCATGGACGGCAATGGCGAGTTCGCCGGAATGGACAACCTGTTCGCCCAGCTGGACAAGCTGAAGAAGCTATCGACCGGGCAGCGCGTCAACGTGCTCACGACGCTGTTCGGCGACGACGCCGAGACGCTCAGTGTCGTCTCCACGCTAATCGACAAGGGCGCCGCCGGCTACGCCGAGGTGCAGGCCAGGATGCAGCGCCAGGCCGACCTGCAGAAACGCGTCAACGCCCAGCTCGGCACGCTCAAGAACCTGTGGGATGCGGCCGTCGGCACCTTCACCAATGGCCTTGTCGCCATCGGCGAGACCTACGCGCCAGAGCTCAAGAAGCTCTCCGAATTCATGGGCACCATGTCTGAAAAGCTCGGCGCCTTCGCCAAGGAACATCCGGGGGCAATCAAAGGGCTGATCGGCATTGCGGCCGGTCTGGTCCTATTCAAGGTCGGCGCCCTCGCTGCCGCCACCGCTATGGGCATCTTCAACGCTGTGATGATGATGTCGCCGCTCGGCATTGCGTTGCGCCTGCTGGCGCTGGCGGTCGGCCTGATCATCGCCAACTGGGACCACCTGGGCAAGTACGTGAAGATGTTTTTCAACTGGAGTCCGATCGGTCTGCTGATCAAGAACTGGGGTCCGGTTTCGGAGTTCTTCGTCTCGCTGTGGGGCGCCCTCAAGACTGGTGCATCCGCCGCATGGAGCGTCATCAAGTTCCTGTTCAACTGGAGCCCGCTCGGACTCATCATCAAGAACTGGGAACCGCTGGTCGCCTTCTTCAAGGGATTGTGGGATCGCATCAAGCCCTTCGTCGAGCCGATCATCGCCGCGCACAAGTTTGCCTTCGACAAGGTCGCCGGCATGTTCGGCTTTGGCGGCGGCGAAGGCGCGCCAGCCAAGCCGCTTCCTGCAGCAGCCCAGCGCCAGAACCTCAACGGCGAGATGGTCGTGCGCTTCGAGAACGCCCCGCCGGGCATGCGCGCCTCGCAGGGCAAGACCAGCCAGCCCGGCGTCGGCTTCAACCCTGACGTCGGCTACCGTTCGTTCGCCATGGGGATGCCCTGATGAGTTGGCAAGACAAGCTGCAGCCGGCCAGTTTCCGCGGCGTCTCCTTCCACGTCGAGGGCGACGACCTGTCTGCCGGCCGCCGCCTGCAGGTGCACGAGTACCCGCAGCGCGATCGGCCCTACGCCGAGGATCTTGGCCGCGCCACGCGCGAGATCAGCCTCACCGCGTTTGTCGTCGGCGCCGACTACATGGCGGTGCGCGATCGTCTGCTCGCCGCGTGCGAGGAAGCCGGTCCCGGCACGCTGGTGCATCCGTGGCACGGATCGCTGCAGGTCGTCGTCAAGAGTTGCCGCGTCACCCACGGCCGCGAGGACGGCGGGCTCGCCCGCTTCGCGCTCACCTTCATCGAGGCCGGCGAGTTGGCGTTCCCCAAGGGCGTCGACTCGAGCGCCGCGCAGGTCCGCCTGGCTGCGGCATCGCTCAACACCGCAGCCGCCGCGGACTTCGCCGAGCAGTTCAGCGTCGATGGTCAGCCCGGATGGGTCACCGCAGGTGCGCTGACCGACTACGGCGCGGCGCTCGACACGCTCGACGGCTCGATGCAGTCCGTCTCCGGCTGGCAGCAGGACGGCGTCTCGCTGCTCAAGGGCGACCTCTCCGTGCTGTTCGG